AATTTTAATTTCATCGACTAACTGAAAACCTTCTTCAATGGCAATCTTTGCCATATCATTACTCATATATTGATAACGAACATGATGGCCCATAATAAAACTAAACACACCATCATCATTCAATAACTTCTTACTTGCAATAACAGTCTTACGCCAATAATTTTCTAACCAATCATCATATGTTTTATATAGATCGGTAGACTGTTTATCACTTGCACCATAGATTTCTAAATCATAATATGGCGGACACGATATGATATGATCATATTTTTTATTAATGACCGTATCCATTACCTCACTAGGAGTGCAATATGTTTCTAGTGTGTATGGCTGTTCAAACAATAAATTTCTATTGGCAAATAACTCACTATGAATAGTATGACACTTATGCAATACTGTGTCCTGCACATCAACTATGTCTACAATATCGTAATCAAGTTCATCACTGGCAACAACAGGTACACCCCAACTTGCGGTAGCAAACAATATACTTTTACTATTTGCTGAATGTTTCCTTAAACAACGTAATAGGTATCTATATACATTAGGTGAAAATACAGACATTAACTTGCATGACTTATTAAATGTCAATACTATGTTAGATGATACTTTACCATTATAGATATCATTAAACAATGCAGGCATGAAAAAAGTCTTACGTATCTTGCCGTTCAATGTATTAACAATGGCATTTTTGATTGACAACTTAATATCTGCATCACCACCGCATATTACAATTTCTTCAAAACAAACGTTTCTGAAATACCCCGGGTTGTTTGGTGTATTACATACTGTATTGTCGTCAATTAAATTGACCTTATTTATATCACGAAACTCCTTACTTGTGAAAGAAGATTCGTAAACAATACCTAAGAATTCATCCAAGTGATCCCGTAGAAAATTGTATATGGTTTCTACAAATACTTCTACCTTGCCATGACATAATTTATACCTTATGTCATTTTCGTCAACTCGTTGCTGCCAAATTTTGTAAAGGTTAGTATTCTTTTTCCATTGATCGATAGGTAAAAGAACTTGACCGTTTTTTACAAAATCAATGAATTCTTGTTTTCTTGTCATCGTTTGTCAAAAACTTTATCAGCAAGTCCATAAGTCACTGCTTCTTCTGCGGACATAAAGCAGTCACGTTCCATATCTTTTGACAATTCTTTGAAAGATTTTCCTGCACTATTATGCTTTACGTAAATTTCAGTTAAAGATTTCTTCATAGCAAGTATTTCTTTAACTTGTATTTCCATATCAGTGGCTTGGCCTCGTGCTCCGCCACTAGGTTGATGAATCATATGTCGTGCGTTAGGTAGAATAAACCTTTTTCCTGCTGATCCTGCTTGAGCAAGTAAACTACCCATACTACAAGCCTGTCCCATTACAATGGTTTGTATGTCTGGGTTTACAAATTGCATAGCATCATAAATTGCCATCCCAGCAGTTACACTGCCACCTGGACTATTAATATATAGGTTGATATCCTTGTCTGGATTTTCTGACTCTAAGAACAATAATTGGGCTACGATCAAATTTGCCATTTGGTCATGTACTTCTCCTTCAAGTAGAATTACTCTATCACGCAATAATCTACTATAAATATCCATTGCCCTTTCACCGGCTGATGAACGTTCTAAAACCATTGGAACTAAACTCATATCTTTCCTTTTAATAAAATCTGATAAATAAAGTATCAGGATTAATTATATATGAGATATCATGAAATTAAAATTATTTCGGAGAATGATACTGACCAAACTCCGGGAATCTCTCCAGCACCAGTAAATAAACAACAAGTTGAACAAGTATTAAGACAAGCCGGGTATGAGCAATTCAAAATTGCAGGAAATAAGATTAATGTATTGGTTCAAATTCCCAGTGGACAAAAGAAAAACGAATTCCGTTCAGCAATCTTAAAAGAAATTTTAGTATTGTTGCAGCAAAAATTGCCACAAGGAGATGCAGAATATAGTAATGATCCCGGAATTAGTAGTTTAGGCGGCATTGTCTTTACAAATAGTCCGGTTACTGTTGCCATAAAAGATTCAGGTAAACAAGGAGATAGCAGTGCTGGCGTAGCAAACGAACTAGAATTAGCCAGTTTACTTCAATCAATAATACAAAAATACGGTACAGCAAACATAACCTTCATAGATCCACGTGGTAAAAAAATGTCAATTAAAAATTGCACCAGTGTAGATGTTGCAGGTCGTGACACCGCCGGTAGAAAAAAGGCTGATGTTGTATTAACTAGTGGTAAAGGTTCTTTACCGATAAGTATAAAAAAACTAGATGCTGACATGTGGGAAAGCGCCGATAATTTATTTGGTAATAGAGCGCGTGCCATTTTAGAAAAATTAGTTGCTGATGGGGTAGTACAACTCAACAAAATAGGAAACAGGAAAATAAAAACTGAAACAATTCCGGTTTATGAGTTGAGTAAAGAAATAGTCATGGAACCTACAGAACAGGAAGCACTACAAGCAATATTTGGTAGTGACTTGAATCCAAAAGGCGGTGTAGTTATACAGACATTCAAACCTGAGCATTTTAAACAAGTTGATAATAATGTAACTGTTGATGCACATGCAGTAATAACTAATAAAGCAGAAATACCTGAAAGTCATTTAATGGTTTGGTTATTACGAAATGACAGTACTCGTAACGGTGGAAGTTTAGGTATTGCCGGTATTAGACCTTTAGGAGTAACTTTAACTAGGGGTATAGGTAAAACAGGTAAAAAAGATGTAATTTTAGTAGACGTTAATGGAAACGTTGTTAAAAAGAACTAACATTTTTTAAAATTCTGATATAAAAACCAACGTTTCATACCATATGATTTTTTAAGTTGTATGCCATGCCTTGAGAGTATTTCTTTATAGATGAAAAAAGTTGGGCCGTGACTCATGATAGGTTCCATGCCAAGCTTGGCCCTTTTTCTACTCTCAACATCCCATTGGTATTGGTGACACATTTCATGTGCTAAAGTTGCTATGAGCCATTGTTTACAAAACCATTTGTCACTTAATCTAATTATACATTCAGATTTATTATTGGCTAGGTTTGGATGAAAATCATCTGCAATGCAACATCCCCAATATTTTCTGCATCTAGCCATTACCTCAATCTTAGGTATGGGCAACGTATTATCAAAAATTTCTTGATTTATTATTTTATAAAACTTTAATACTTCTTTTTTAGTGGTTCGATATTGCAATCTCTTTTGATAAGAAATATTAGGTAAATTTTCATTCATTAATTGATAAAGTTGACTATTTTTTATCATAATATTATTTATTAAAAAATAAAGATTAAATAGTTTAAAGGAGAATAATTATGGAATTAGCAATTGTATTAATAGTTTCGTGTTTTGTTGTTTGGTGGTTTATATTTCGAAATAAAAAAGATGTAGAAGAAGCATTATCACCTGCACCATACAAAGTAGAAGTAGCACCTGTAGTTGAAGAAACAACTATACAGATGACTGCACCCAGTGTAGTTAAAGAGAAATCAGTTAAGAAGGTAGAAGCAAAAAAACCAAGTACAAGGACCAAATCTGCTACCACAAAAACTACCACTAGCGGTAAAGCAGCATCTAAATCTAAATCAAAAAAATCAAAAACTACACCTAAGTAATAATGACCATAGGGTTTGATCTTATAAACGATTTAAATCTTTCTAGTGAAGATGATTTCAATTGGGAAAATAAGGCAACAAGTCTATATTGTATTGTTGCCGGTAATATAAGTTCAGATTTATATGTAATTTCTACTGTATTAAATAATTTATCAAAATTTTACCAAGGGGTGTTTTACACCCCGGGTACTTTAGAATTTAAAGACAGTGTTGATTATCAAGAAAGAATCCTTGATATTTGCAAAATTGCAAAAAAAATAAAAAACGTAGCAGTATTACATCATCACGTGGTCATTATAAACGGAATCGCTATACTAGGATCCACTGGCTATCATGGGGATGAAGATGACTATGATTTTGAAAAATTGCATAATAAAAGTAAGTTTGAAGATTTAATTTATTTAAGACACTCAGTAGAACGACTACAGCGACATATTGATGTAAAGCATATATTAATGGTCACTGGCAGTGTCCCTAATCATAGATTATTTTTTGGTGAAGATGCAGGTATTTATGAAACTCTACCTGATTTAGACATGGTGTGTTCAGTAGACTTAGAGAAAAAAATAAGTCACTGGATGTATGGTTCATATGAAAAAATAGTTGATACCAATATTAATGGTATCAACTATTTGAGTAATCCCTTTAAAGGGGAGCCCTATTGGGCTAAAAGAACTAATATTATTGTTTAATTTTCTGCTTCTACTTTCACTTGTAACGGATAGCCTTTTGACCTAGCGTCAAGAGTAACTTCAATTCCTTTCTGTTCAGCAATTTCGTAAGGTAGAATTGCTACTACTGCGCTTCCTTCTTCGTGAATATTTTGAGTTATATTCATTGCTGATTCAGAATTATAATTAAAGTAATCAATTAATGAATCTACCACAAACTCCATACTAGTTACATCATCATTGATATAAATGATTTTGAACAATGGAGGTTCCTGTATTCCAATATTAGGCTTGATTTTTACTTTTGATTCGGTCTTAGACATAATAGTTTCTCGTAAAATGAAGATATAATGTATTATTTATTATATACAATTTCAATTTTCTTGGGCTTTTGCTCTTCAGGTACTACTCTTTCTAAGTCGATAGTAAGAATTCCATTAGCAACAGTTGCACCGACTACCTCAACATGATCTGCTAAGGTCCAAGTACGGATAAATGATCTTGCACTTATGCCGCGGTGTAAGTATTCAACGCCATGGTCTAGTGGAATTGCTTTTTCACCTTTTATGGTTAGTTGATTTTTTTCTACTGTAATTTCTACATCCCCATCTTTAAAACCTGCAACAGCGACTTCTATTGCAAATTTATCGTCACTTAACTTAACAACATTATAGGGAGGATAATTAGTACCCTGTGTGTTAGAAGTATGACGCAATAGTTCATCGAATACTTGATCGAATCCTACTGCAAATTTATGGATAGATGGAATATCTAATGATCGTAATGATAAATTTGTCATTTTTATTTCTCCTTTCATATAAGCAAGAAATGACTTGTGAACCCGACTATCGGCGCTCACATTTATTTATTATACACAATTACGCAATAAATTAAAATATTTTAGGTTAAAATAATTTAGGTGGAAGTTTTTGGCTTTCTAAGTAACGCTTCCAACGCTGTTTGGCTTTTGCTTTAGCGACTTTTTTCCTAACCGTGGGTTTTGTATAGGATTGTCTTTCTTGTAATTCCTGCAATAATCCGTCGTCGCTTATTTTTTTCTTAAATTTACGCAATGCTTTATCTACATTACCGTCTATTACGGTGACTTTTCTTCCTTCTAGTTTCATATAAGTGCTTTAGGTTCCAATACTAATGATTGACTAATATTTATCTTATTTATTTTATTTTCTTCGTATCGCTTTATGTTAAACATGTGTGGTAACAATACTCTTTCTAACTCGGTATGTAATCCTCTAGCACCGGTTTTTAAATTTATACAATTATCTACCATCTGTTCTAACGCACCTATTTCAAACTCTAATTGTATTCCATCTAATCCAAACAAATATTGATATTGTGAAATATAATTATTTTTTATTTTAGTAAGAACTTCTAGTAATTCTTTTTTATTAAGTTCTGCTAGAGACACTGTTGTAGTAAAACGTCCAATAAATTCAGGTATCATGCCAAATTTAGTTAAATCATCGGGAGTTATCTGATCTAATGATACGTCAATGTCTTGTTTTATTTCAGCCCCAAATCCAATGGTAGTGCCTTTTTTTCTAGATTTAAGTATTTCTTTTATCCCTACAAATGCACCACCGGAGATAAACAAAATATTTTTAGTGTTTATTTCTAGTATATCACCGCTGGGATGTTTTCTTCCTCCACCGGCAGGTATTCTACATATAGTTCCCTCTACTAATTTAAGTAGAGCCTGTTGAACACCTTCGCCGCTAACATCTCTAGTAATACTCACACTCTCACTTTTCCTAGCAATTTTATCTATTTCATCAATAAATATAATTCCTCGTTCTGCTAGTTTAATATTTCCGCTGGCGGCATTTAATAACATGCTAATAATAGATTCAACATCATCACCTACATATCCGGCTTCAGTAAGAGAAGTCGCGTCTGCTACAACAAATGGAACATTTAAATATTTTGCTACTGTTTTGGCAAGCATCGTCTTTCCAGATCCAGTTGGACCCACTAACAAAACATTTCCTTTAGCGATCTCTACATCGTTAGATATATTTTCTATTCTTTTATAATGATTTGTTATCGCTACACTTAAAACAGTTTTTGCAGAATCTTGTCCAATAACATATTCATCTAGATATTTCTTAATATCGATAGGATCAATACCTTTAGAAATTTTTTTGTCTGAATCTACAAATACACCATCATCTATCAATTGATTGCATAACTCTATGCAATCACTGCATATAGCAACATGCTCACTAACAATCAATTTTTTTACTGCATCTTTGTGGTTGTTACAAAAAGAACAGTATTCTATTTTATTTTCGGAAGGCATACTGTATATATCGTTTAACTTAAATAGATTGATTTTTTTGTGATTGTAGATAAAGTTCAATATAATCTCTTTCTTTATCTAACATGTACTCTATATCATATTCACCTGATTCTAATTTAGAAACTAAAAATTTAATATAATCATCGTCTAAATAACTGTCTATAGTTTCTTTATTAACTTCGAACCATCTTCTGCCATCGAATTTAAATACTTTATTAGGTAAAATATCAACTCTAACAAATATATCACCTTTGTTTGCTAATCTAGGAAATTGTTTTCCAAATTTAGTTGTTGAAAATTCATTTTCATCTGGGTTAGGTATAAAAAATTCAGGTTTTATTTCTTTCAATGCATCTTTAGATATAGATTTCCCATCATATAATATATAACCACCTCCCAAATCTTGTAGAGTATTTGTATCTTCTGCGCGCTCTAAAACAGAGACATTATTCTCAGCCAAAATTTCAACAGGAGTTTCTAGGTTATTTGCTGTTTCTACAACAGAGGTAGTTTCTGTGTTTGAAATCTTGTTATTATCTACATATACCACAGGTTTAAAATTTTTTAACCATGCCACTGGTTGATACAAATAAGGATGTGTTTTTTGATTTATTTCTGGTTCATTATTTTTTTCTGATTCGACCGGTATATCTTCCTTCAAGTTTGAATTTGAAGGTAGAGGATCATCTAATGCTGATAATTCTTTCTGAGAAAAATCTCTAATTACAACATTAGGAGGGTCTGCTGAAATATTCATAGCATTTACATCGTCTTGCTTTTTTTTGTCCCATTCTCTACTTGCATTAGCAGCAAGTACTAATGCGATAGCCAATGGATCAAAAACTACAACCAGTAATATTATTACCCAACGAACGGCTCTTTCTAGTAAATTAGAATCTGGATTATCTCCGTATAATAAAGCAGCAACATATTTTATTGGGCCGACCTCAGCCTCTACTTTTCTATTTTCCGCTGCAAGAGGTGCTCGCTGTTCATTAAGTATAGATATTTTGGCTTGAGCTTCTCCAATTTCCTTAATTAACCTCTGTCTTTCAGGTTGCTGTTGTCTACGTATTTGCACTGCTCTTTCTGCACTTTGCTCATTATCTCCTCGGCTTAGTCTAGCCTCAACTTGAGAGTCCATTTGTGATAATGCTTTACGTGCTGTTTCTATATTTTCTCTTTCTGTTTTTATTTTTTCATCAAAAATTACAAGTTTTGCTTGTATATCACCTGACACCAATCCAGTATCCATGTGTGCTTTTGATAAAAAGCCAAATATTCCCATGCTAGTTAAAATTGCTAACAATACCACTGCAGGAACCAAATATAATTTTAAATATACACTACACTGTTTCCAATATTTTCTTAACCAAACAGTGGTCGTTATTTTTCCTATTTCTAGGATAGAACCCATAATAATAATAGGTATGGCTGCGCCTGCGAAAATAGCAGTTAATCCTATTATACTATAATATGCTGCAACTGTGCTTAACGACAATGCAACTAGTAAAGTAATATTGCTTAAATTAAAAATTTTTGTCATAACTGATATTTAGTAAAAACTGCTCCTACTAAGTAATATCAGTTATGTTAAAAAGGTACCCATATGTTACAACAAATTCTTCCATTGGCATCACTAATTTTCTAGGTATGCCCGGGCCCTGTTGAACATGATATGTAACCCAATGTTGATTAGCATCCCGTAGTTTTACTTGTACTACGGTTATAGTGTCACCATCGGGAAATGTATAAGATTTACCTACTAGGTCAATCATTGGTCTTCATTTTGTAAACTACCCAAACGTTGTTTACGAATATCTTCTTCTAAGATTCCATGTTCAGTAAATTCAATGTCAGATTCGCAGTAAGGACAAACTTGCCTAGATTCATCTAGTTCATTGCCTTCTGCATCCTGCCATACATAATCAGTCTCATAGCGTTGACCTTGCCATTTGCATTTAGTACACTTATGAGTAGGTTCAGGAGAAGTCTCTACCTCAGTCCAACTATCATCATCACCTAGTTCATAAGTTACCTCATAGCCACCTTTTCTTTCAGTGTACCAATCATCATACTGACGTTCCCATTCAATGTCTACACCATTGTTCATTGCATCATCTAGAAGTTCATCAAGGTCTTTGTATCCAGTTTCAATCTGAACCAACAGATCATTAATTTCATCCTCTTCTAAATCAGGATAAATTTCACTAAGAATATCAGCATCGAGTTCATATGCAAATTGACTGTCTACTGAATGCCATTCATGTTTTACAATCGTAACCATTTTTAACCTTTATAAAAAATTCTTTTTCTGCTAGTAATAGTGTCTGGTTTTACAAAAATAATATTATATATTGTTTTTTTGTATTTTATGGGCAAGTCTAAAAATATGCTGACAATCGGTCCTTCAATTTCACTAACTAAAGAATCATTGCCTACAGTTCCTATATAGGGGATATTGTTAAATTTTCCTTGAACACGATCACCCATAAACCATTTAGGCTTATATCTCTTGTCTGAAAAATACTCTGATAGAGTGATCATGAGTTACTTGTCATCGCGGAAAGTTTTGAATCTGGGAAAGCGTAAACTATAACTTCCATCCCGATTTTGTGTAATGGCATCTGCCATTACAACCGCAGTTTGACCAATAACACTGTCTTTATCATCCCAGTATGACTGTCGTTCTGTATCCGTATAACCACTACCAACATTGACCGTAATGTGCTTGCCATCATCGATGCCCTCGCACACTAAAGCGCCCATGCGACCTTGATTCTTGCCGGTACCCTCTTCAACCCCGATCACAGTTAAATCATAATCATACACTGGTTTATATTTCATCCAAAAGGTATTTCGCTTACATTCGTAAGGTGCAGACATTTCTTTAATCATAATACCTTCAAAGCCTGCATTGACTTGATCTTTGGCATAGCGATCTAATTGGTCTCTACCGGCTGATGTGTCAAGGTCAACCATGATATGTGGTAGTAATTCTACATTAGGCATATCTTCAATAACACCGCGCATCTTCTCAAGCAATTCTACACGCTTGCTAAGTTGGGCATTCCAATGTCCACGCCGAAAATCTTCTAGTGGAATAATGTCAAAGATATTAAACACACTATCCTCTGCTTGTACATTGTCTTTACGCCGTGCTTGTCGCATAAGTTCTTGGAAAGTATTACCAATCACTTCGCCGTCAAATACGATGCCAGTGCCATCACTAATACGGTTACCCCATGTTCGTTGAATCTTGACAATATTGGCAATCAGTTGATCTTCAATATGAGTAAAGTTTTCAAAGATTTTGCCGTTGCGTGAATATGAAATGGCATGGACACCGTCATCAGCAAAATACACAGTCATCAATACACGCACACCATCCAACTTAGGTTCTAGGCGCTTGTTGCCTTTCATTTCAGGACGGTTTTCACTGTTGGTAGCGAGTTGGCAACCAAAGACAGGAATCTCGTACTCAGTGCCTTTACATACTTTATTAATTGTCTTGTCACTGATCCCCGCTCTCATGTCACGGCGAAGCACCGGTGCAACAAAATGATTCCATTCATTACTGTCGAAACGATATGCAATTTCTTCAATGGCATCACGGGCAGCATTACCTGTAAGTTCTCGCTTATATAGTCTAGTCAATAAATCTTCCATGTCCTGCCATGGATTCTCGCCATCAATAACTCCCACGGTAACAGGAATTTGCTTTACGCCAAACGTCACATAAGGATTGTAGCAAGCCTTAAGCCAGCCCAAAAAGATTTGAGCATTAGTACTACCAAGGACACTTGCCTCGAGCGCCTGCCTAAGTACATCTTCCTTATGTAACCGGCTATCACTCTCATTAAGTTTACTGATCCAAGACATAGACATAATAATATCTCTTAAAGTAGAAATTGTTTTAAACTATACTATAAACCTGATAATTAAGCAACTTTTTTATATTATTCAATTTGTTCTTCTTCGCTTAAGATATCAAAAGTTTCCACACTACTTACAATTTCCATTGCAGCATCAACTTCTTGTATTGCTTTCTCTAATTTTTCTTTAGTATCTTTTAAGGTTTTTTTCCTCAATCCTCCCAAAAAAAGACTAGTGTTTACCATTTTAGTTAAATTACATTCCGTCCCTACTTGGGTTGCCCTTTCCTTACTAAAGCCATTATCATATTGAGTACGAAACCCATGTAAAAGAGCCAATTCCCCTACTGTTACTTCACACAAAACTCTATTGGAGTCGATATTTGCAATTACCTTCATGAGTTATCTCCGTAAAATACATGCCAAGGTCTCATTACGGAAATTTTGTTCCAATCGTTCCCGTTTTTTATCATGATTTTTTCCAAACAGCATTCGGTCATATTGTCTGGCCCACTCCAATCCGCGTAGCCACACCTCTAGTTCTTCAATACTGCCAACAAATAATTCAGCATCACGGCTATAAACTGGCAGACTGTCATCTTTTAGTGGTTTTAATGCTACCGCATCATATTCACGGGTGAAATGCTTACTAGCAGTGATTTGGAAGCCCAGACGGTTAGCCTGTTCTTCAATAGACCGGAATTTTCGGAGAAAGGCAATACCTGTCACTTATTTAATCCCAAGTTCGATGATTTTCAGCCACCCATTCACAGCCATCGTATTCCCCGATATGCCATTGGACATCATCAGGGATCTCCACGACTTTGAGTTTGGCGAAGTCACCGTGTGATCGTTGTCCCAACTGTTCCACGATCTGAATCAGGACGGGATCATCACGGGGGATATCACCGTCGAAATCGTATTGTACACCAAGACCTTTGATCTCTCGAAACTGAGCAAATGCCTCTTCACTGAGACCGAACCCACCATAACAGGTATTGATTACGATTTTGGTCATTCTTCAACTCCGAAATGTTTCAGGATAGCCATCTGTGAACTTTCTTCATTCGTACCTTCGCACCAATCGTTGAATGCAACCTTGGCACATTCCCGAACAATCAACTCAATCAGACCTTCTACTTCTTCATGATACATAAAGTAGTGTTCATCATCGATTGTTTCGCCATAGGTATTGAAATAATCACGACAGAGATGTTGTTTTAGATATGCTTCAATGTGTTCAATCATAGTTCAACTCCGAAATGATTTTTCAAATCTTCGATAATGTGCCTAGGCCTCGAATCCATCTTTGTTCTATGTGAGTCCACGATGCCAATACATTCCCGAACAATCAACTCGGCAAACTTTTCAAAACAAATATCTTGCCATTCATCTTGAGAATACTCTCGGTTATGAACTCGTTCAAGATACCGTCTTTCATCATTGGCAAAAAATTTAGATTGATTGACCAGTTCTTCAATTCTTTGTTTCATTCTTCAACTCCGAAATGTTCTTTCATTACATTGCATACATGCCGAATAGGATTCCGCCAACCACTAGACGGGCTTTCACTATACCATTGAGGATCCTTAGCAACCTTCTCACATTCCCGCACAATCAACTCGGCGAACTTTTCTGAATAATAGTCAACCCATTTGTTGATATCTTTTTCAAAGTAATCAGTATCCAAATTAGTTGTGATTCCAGCCTGTTCAGCAAGTTCTCGAATTCGTTCGTTCATTCTTCAACTCCGAAATGTGTTTTGATCTTTTGATCTGCGGTATGATAACCCATTGTATCAGTCGGCACACCTTGAACTAAACCGGCACATTCCCGAATCAATAACTCGGCGAACTTTTCTTCGTTCAACCGCCTAGGACCAAACTCACCCTCAAGGGCATATGGATCCACAAGTTCCATTGCCTGTTCCATCAGTGCTTGGATTCGTTCGTTCATTGGTTCAATCCTCTTTACAGTTACAATCACCAGTACCAAAGCAGAGTTCACCACAATGTGGGCAACCCTTACCGCAATTTGGATCCAGTTGTTTCAATACACGATGATATTCCAGAGTACCAGCAGGGCCGCCTTCATACATAGCGATTGCTCCAGGAGAATATCCTTTAGCAAGGAGTTCTTTAATTCGTTCTTTCATTCTTCAACTCCGAAAATTCTACGGATCTTGCCGCTGATGGCACTAGCGGTATCATCGCAGCCTTGCTCGTATGGCTCCATATCACCGTAGTCAGCAGGACTCGTGCTATGATGCTCTGTCATTGCCAACTGGGCACATTCTTGGGCAATCAACAGGGCGAACTTTAACTTATCTTCATTAGTCCAATGAACTCCAACTTTTTCATTGAGACTGTAGATCATTTGTTGAAGTCGTTCGTTCATTTCACTTGCTCCGTTTCATTCACTATAGAAGCATTATAGCAGAGTTGGGATTTTGTGTCAACCGCAGTTCTTGGTCTTCCAATAGAATTCTGGACTG